CGGCATCAAGCATCTGGAAGACCTGCAGGCCAAGGCAGAGGCGAAGAAGGCAAAGGCAGCTGCAGCCAAGGCAGCGAAGACAACACCAGCACCAGCCCCAGCACAGAATCAGCCGAAACTCGACCTCGGCAACACCGCCACCCAGAAGGATCACGTCGGGAACTACAAGACGATGACAGAGAAGGAGGTGAGAGCACAGGTCATGAAGGACACCGGATGCGACTCGGCAATGGCAGACCGTTACGCAGACGCAGTCTACTCATTCAGCTACCAGTGGGACTACGAGATCCGACACCTCCAGACGGGCGACAAGTTCACCTCGCACCACGGCCACACGATGGCACAGATCCGACAGAAGGCGAAGGACTTGGAGGACTACATCGACAAGGCACCGAAGTGGAACGGAGGAACGACATACAGGGGAATGAGCCTCTCGGACAAGGAGCTCAAGAGCCTCATGGCAGATCTGAAGAACGGACAGGGCGACATGCTGGGATCATCCTCGTGGTCGACGAAGGATTCAGTCGCCGAGCACTTCTCGGAGATGCACTGCGGAGAATACAGCGCAAAGTTCAAGGACGAGAAAACGAACAGCGTCGTACTGGTAGCCAAGAAGCAGAACAAGGCCACCAGCATCCAGCACATGAGCCGATACGGATCCAGCGAGGCAGAGGTTCTCAGCTCGAAGGACGTAAGGTGGCAATTCGTGAAGACTTGGGAACAGGACGGATACACCTACATCGAGGTCACGCCAGCCAATTAGCAGCGTAATAACGACGGAAGGATTCAGTCAAGAAAAGGGGATCGGAATCGCTGGTATGACAGAAACGCTCAAACAGAAGAGCCTGCACAGCAACGGGAGTGCCGTCATTGAAAAGCGAATCATCCGGGAAGCCCAGACGACGGAACAGGGCAACTGCATCATCCAGAGAGCTGGTACCACCGGAAAGAAGAGAAGAGACCCAAGCCTCCTCGCACTCCCAGCCGACGAAGAACGTCCCGTCCGGACATTCATCCTCGCCTTTGTAGAACTTGCACCGGGAAAGAAGAGCCGCCCGGCGATCAGCCAAACTTCGTGCCATGATTCCGAATTTTTGGCAAAGTTACGAAAAAGGCAGGAAAGAAACAAGGGAAAAAACGAAAAAGTTCAAATTCCAGAAACAAAATACCCAAAACGCCCAAATTTTTGAGTTAAATCAAGTTAAAAGTGATTACAAGATAACCACATTTAACAGAAAACACGTATATTTGCAGCACCAATTTGCAAATTTAAAAGTTTATGTATCAACAAATTCTCGACGCACTGAAGAAGAAATTCGCAGGGGTCAACGACAAGATTCTGGAGCGGATGGCCAAGAAGATGGCCAAGACGACTAAGACCGAAGACGAAGTTCAAACCGCAGTAGACGGGGTGACCTTCCAGCAAATCATCGACAGCGAGGGCGACAGACGGGCTAACGAAGCAACGGATACCGCCGTACGCAACTACGAAACAAAGCACAATCTCAAGGATGGCAAGCCAGTGGCAAAGCCCAATGATGACGACGACGACGATGACGACGACGTAACTCTCGATGATGATGACGTCAACGACGACGACGACACCAAGGGCAGCAAAGGCAAGAAGGGCAAGGGCAAGAAAGGCATGAGCCGCACAGAGAAGCTCCTCCAGCAGATGCTGGACAACCAGCAGAAGATCAACGAAAGACTTGATCGCATGGACGGGGAGAAGACAGCGACCTCACGCAAGTCACGCTTCGAAGAACTTCTGAAGGATGCCCCAGAGAAGGTGCGCACCCGGTACATGAGGGACTACGACCGTCTGAGCTTCAAGGACGACGCAGACTACGATCAATGGCTTGAGGACATCACGCCGGAGATTGAGAGCGAGATCAACGATGCAAAGGCAGCGGGAGGAGTAACTACACCACCGAGAGGAGGAAAGCAGACTCGCAAGGAAGGCGAAGTGGATCCATCTGTAACGCAGTACCTCGACAGCGAGGCATCGAACGAGAACACGAACACGTTCTCGACGATTGCGGGACTTCCGACGGCAGCACCGACACCACCAGCGAAGTAGGCCGACCAAAACTGAGAACAATTAACAGGAAGTTCAACTCAAAAGAAGGAAAGTCAAATGAACCGTAACTTCAAATTCAAAGCAGCCGACAAGCCGGATCCCGTCTATTTCGAGCAGATCTTCGCAGAGAAGCCCGGAGGCGGTATTCTTGCAAACCCGGACTTCGACGTGCTGAAATCAACTGCCGTCGGCAAGAACGCCGAAGGCAAGCTCGTGCCTATTAAGGCATTCCGTCTCGTAGAGGCGGCTGACGCTGACGCCACAACCATCAAGATTGCAAAGGGAAGCGGTGTCAAGGAAGGAGACATTCTCGCCACAGGCAGAATCGGTGTAGCCTGCACCAAGGTGGACACCGAGACCTCAGAGGATTATGACGTGGTGACCGTCACACTCGGCGTAGCAATCGACGCAGGGAAGGTGCTCTACCAGAGCAAGGTGGCCAGCGTTGACGTGAATCCAGACAAGGGAATCGAAGAGGCAGTGGACGCAGAGCCGTTCGTGAAGCCCCTCTACATCCTTGGCACTTTTGTACCCGCCAACGAGGGCGACTTTGAGGTGCGCCTTATCAACGGAGCAAACCTCCGCAAGGAAACCGCCAACGTCGCAGACGAGGTGGTGGCTCTCATGAAGAGCATAGATCTGGTTTAAACAAGAACAAAAAACAAAGGAGAATAGCAAATGAATGCACCACTATTCGACATCGACGTCCCCGGAATGCAGGCTGCGGTTAACAAATTCCAGCCGGGACAGGGCTTTGTATGGAGCAAGCTCTTCCCACTGAAGTACACCCGCAAGTTCGACATCAAGGGCATCGAGGGCGACGACGGCATACCCGTAGCCGCAGACCGTGTAGCCTTCAACACAAAGGCACCGAAGAAGACTCGCAAGAAGATCGGTAACTGGAGCGGTAAACTCTCCAAGTACTCGGTCAGCCGTGAGAAGGACGAAATCGAGATCAACGACTACAAGGACAGCCAGACGCTGGCCAATGCAGCCACAGAGAACCAGCAGGAGAAGCAGGAGCTCGTCCGCATCGTTTACGACGATGTAACCTTCTGCCGACAGGCAATGGACGCCAAGGTGGAGATCGACGCCATGCGCATCGCCTCCAGCGGTATCCAGAGCTTCCCAGAGAAGATCGAGGGAGAGATGGCCTCACAGGACATCATCAACTTCAACGTGCCAGCAAAGAACTTCGTAGGTTACGGTGTCAGCACCAAGACCGTGAAGAAGAACGGAGCCAGCACACAGGTTAAGACCGCCGCATGGGATGACGTCGATGCAGCCGACGGCCTCGGAGACATCATCGCAGCACAGGCCATCGTGAAGAAGCAGGGACTTCCCAAGCCTCGCTTCGCCTTCATGGAGCTCGAGAAGTTCCAGCAGCTGTGCGCACAGAAGGCAACCGTACGCCGCCTGTTCCCGAAGGTTACAGACCTCGAGAGAATCACAGCCGAGGAGATCAACCTCCAGAGCATCAACGCCTACATGACGAAGGCAGAGAACGGATTCCCCCAGATCGTCATCCTCGACACCTACGCAACCATCGAGCACAAGGACGGCGAGAAGGAGACCATCAAGCCTTGGAACGTGAACGTGGTCACCCTTTCAGCAACAGCCCAGCTCGGCTGGACGTTCTACAAGAACGTGCCTCTGGTTGAGAACACCGAAGCCCTACAGGTTTACGGCTCGTTCTACAAGCTGACACGATACAGCGAGGTGAACCCGATGCTTGAGGTCACAATGGCCGAGGCATACGTACAGCCCGCACTCATCAACCGCCAGAGCCTCGTCTTCCTTAACACGATGAACGAGAACTGGAACGACGGTGAGGCATAACCCTCTCAAAGCAAAGAGACGATGAAGATAATCGACGCCCTCAAAGCACTGAGCAACTACCCGATCCCGACCCCGACGGTGGTAAACATCACCGAAGAGGCCGGGCTGACGGCGACCAACGAAGCCGATGCTAAGACGAGGAAGAGCAATGCCTTCAAGAAGGCCAAGGCTCTCACTTACCAATTCCTCGCCGAAGCCCCGAACATTTCACAGGGAGGCATCAACTACAGCTTCAGCCAAGCAGAGAGGGACATGTTCGCAAAGAAGGCATCAGCCCTGCTGGACGAGATCGGCGACGAAGAAGGAGCCGACTTCGAGGTGGGATACGTAGGTGAGGACTTCTGATGATCATCGAGAACGGATACATCCAGATCAAGAAGCAGGAAGGCGGAGGGCTGGTCAAAGGCATCCCACAGCCCATCAAGGAAAGATGGTGCGAGCCTATCCCATGCAACATCAGAAAGAACAAGTCCGATCACCGGGGAACATACATCGACGGAAAGTTCATCCAGACAAGCGCAACGATTCTCATTGAAGAAAACGACTTCACAGCCAAGAGGCTGAGACTCGTGGACAACAGGGGAACAGAGCTGGGAGAATTCGAGATACAGGACATCCAGTACCTCGAGACCGTCGGAGCAACCCAGATAACCGTATAGCCATGCCAGCAGAGGTAAGATTCTCAGCCAAGCGGATCCGGGAGCGCATCAACGATGCCATCGAGAGACGCAAGGCAGCACTCATCGCCCAGCTGTTCTACATTGGTGAGGAATGCCTCGCCAACGCCAGAGCGAACCACCTCTACCTCAACCAGACCGGGAACCTTTGCAGCAGCATCGGGTACTGCGTCATCGTTGACGGACAGATTATAAAGGAGACATTCTTCGACAAATCCGACGGACAAGGTGGAATAAAGAACGGAGCAGATGGGATGCAGAAGGGAATGGAATACCTGCACAAGCTCGCAACAGAGCAGCCGACGGAAGGCATAACCTTCTTAATGGTGGCAGGAATGCCATACGCCCAATACGTAGAGGCCATGAGCCTCGACGTCCTCGACACCAGCGAGCAGATGGCCAAAGCGAAGATAAAGTCGATGATCGACAGACTATTCACCACCAAAGCAGCATAAGCAATGGCAGTCAAAGGCACAACAGAGATCGAGCTGGAGATGTACGCAGCCCTCCAAGGGCTGATGGAGGAGACAATCCGTGGAGATTTCTACCCCAGCGGCACACGCCCAGTCACGGCAACCACCGAGGACGCAGTGCTCACCGTCTCCAATGCCGGAGCGTTACAGATCGAAGAAGGCCGTGCCCGGCTGAACATTTACGTACCGGGCATCGACAATGGAGGGGAAGCGTTAGTCCCGGACAAGGCCAGACTTCGTGAGCTCGAGGCAATCGGCGCACAGGTAGTAAAGACCTTGAACGACGCAGACACTGACTACCTCTTCGAACTTTTGAACGCACCGAGCTCAATCCAAGTGCCGGGACAACAGCAATGGTTTGTAAACATCGCACTGCAATTCAAGTTTTTAACATTCAACGAATAAGGAGAAACAAGCAATGGCAAAGAACAAAGTCATCGCAGCATGGTCGAAGTGCAAGGTTGAGTTCGGATTCACGGGCGACAACGATGCATTCGCAAGCGAGCTCACCGACGTGGGCTACATCAAGGACAAGTCCACCGAGCTGAGCGCAGAAGAGGGTGACGCCCTCCAGCTGGTAGCATCCGGTGGCGAGGTCGTGGCCGAAGACCAGAACGAGGGTACCCTCCAGCTGGTTACAACGGTCATCGAGCCATCTGCAGCCCTCTATAAGAAGCTGGGCATCGCCGAAGACGAAGACCAGAGCGGCGAGCAGAAGGTAAAGACCCACATCGTACCCGGCGACGTATCTGTGAAGGTTACACCGAAGAACAAGGGTGCCAAGGGAATCAAGGCTCCCGTCTGCCGCCTTTCGGTGGCTCCGGCCTTCGACGAGGAGAGCGG